GAAACCACTTCATGTTCTGCGAGAGGTTCGTAGTCATGTGAACTGACGTGTAGTTAGTATTGTCTACGTCGTCTGCCAGGTGTCCCAGTATGTCAAGGTAGCCTGGGTGAAACGTAGGCTCGCCGCCGCTCAGGCTGAAGTGAAAGCTGTTAAATCCGTTGTCTCTAGCCTGCCTCTTTATCTCGTCTATTGTGTCTAGACATAGATCCGTAGACCTGTGGTTCTTTAGTCTACTGCTAGCATATGGCCAGCAGTACGAGCAGGCATAGTTGCAGAACCTGCTTAGTATCCAGGATACGGCAAAAGTGTCCCTGTGCAGCATGGACCTCTGTCCAAACTTTACTATGCGATCGAAGGGTATCTTAGAGAAGTCGTAGTTGCTGAGCTCTAGGTCACTCATTCCATTCTATACCCTGCATTGGATCTATGCTGATCTCATTGACGTTGAATTGACTCGGCTGGTCTATCACCCATTTTATATACTGCGCCGCGTCTTCGAGACTCATTACGCGACGATCCGGGTGCTTGTGCTGGTTGTTGCTGAGAGTTCCGAAGCTGACGTAGGATACTTTCGGCCCGGACTCCCATACACCCCTTATCGATAGCGTATTTGAGTAGTCTCGCAGCGCTTTCTTTTCTGCATTATAGAGCCATGCCCGGCCGTTCTTTACGCGATCAGTAGTAGAGCCTACGTTGACTATGTGAAGACCCGGGTTCTTATCGACTGCGGCTTTCTGTACAGCTTCAAGCAGTACGGTCTGGCTGAACTTCCAGAGAGCCGCGCAGTTTATGAATACTTCGTGTAGAGCCGCCGTCCTAGCGCAGTAGACTTGACCTTCTGCGCTAGTAAGGTCGACGCCGCTAGAACTTCTAGAGATGAAAGTCGCATCGGGATATATCTTATACAGCGCTCCGGCCAGACCCGCGCGCGGGCTGCCGGTTATACACACAGCCTTCATTTTATATAGTCAACCCACGACTGTACTGACCTGTCTATCAATTCTTTTTCATCTAGCTCGTCTGCGTCTTCTACGCGCAGAAAGTCGTCTATTATCTTCTTGTTTTTCTTTCGGTAGTCATCTAGTATCTGACGATTGAATTCTACGCGCGTATTCTGTACAGACGACATCTGATTCTCTAGAAGTACTGTGCTCTCTTCAGTGTCTTCAAATACGAACTTGCCCATGTCTATTACGTTAGTTGGAAATAGAGGTGGCCACGGACGCGCGTAACGCGACATATAGTCTCTAACATTACCTTCGTCGTGCTCTTCAAATTCATTATCTGCGCGAGTCAGAAAATTCTTATACGCGTCTAGTATTCTAAAATATACCGCGTGTCTTTTTGTAGAAGAATGTAACAAATAAGACGTGCATCCTGGAAAAACTCGGTTTATATAGAGGCGAGGTTCGTTTATTTCATAATGAAAGCAGTATATCTGATAGTCTATTTCTTCAGACTTTTCTTTATAGAAATATCTTAGAAAATCTACGTAGTTCTGCATGAACTGTTTTTTATCATCGTCGTACAGCATAGATACTACTTTTTCAACGCCTATCAGCACTGGAGATTTATCGTCTCTTGTATATAGAGTATCAGTCCAGTCTCTATTGTCTTCTTTTCTAATTTTTCTATATTCTCTTTTATATTCTTTCAATGTTTTACCAATATGCTTAAACGCATGGTTAAGCTCACTTGGATATATATCGTTGCGCCAAGTATATTTAGAATACTTATTGAACTGCAGAGTAGTCTTTGATCTTTTATTCAGTGATTTGTTCAACAGGTGACAAAAGAACTCGCCCCCGTAGCCACCCGGATACTGTATACATATAGTATCGCTGTAGTCGCGCATGTTACTCTGGCTTCTTGAATCTCGTATTGTTCAAGATAGCGTTAGAGATCTTCTTTGGAACTAGCTTGGCGATCGGCCTGTTGTTCTTCTGCAGTACGACTCCCTCACCGGCAGACTTCTTGCCGTCGATGCTTGTCTCCATGTCTGGGTGCTTGACACCCTTGAGCACGTGCTCAGTCGCTTGCTCGAGGTGGTGGTGGATGTCGATCGACCTCTGGAAATGCGGTGTGTGCTTCTCGACGTGTGCGGCATGGGCTGCGAACTCTGCCCTCTTCTTTTCCTGACCGGCAGTAGTCTTCAGCTTTCCAGCAGCCTTTTCGCCCTCACCCGTAAGGTGCTTCTTGTAGCCCTCGACGGAAGGCGTCTCACCCTTACGAGTGGTGCGGTTGATGTAGGTAGCAAAGTGCATCTGGTGTTCAGGAGTCAGATGGTCAGACGTATGCCCGGTCAGAAGAGCTTTGGCAGCGTTTAGGTGATGCTCGGTAGCCTTGCGGTCTGCTTCCGAGTATGTGCTCGGATCATGATGGTACTCGTGCTCTGGCGTAAAGATGTTTGGAGACTTCTTGGTGGCACCCTTAGAGAGTGCCTGTGCCTTTCCGCCCTTATACTCAGTGTGTATTGCTAGACCCATAGGAGCCCTAGTCTTTGCCTTGTAGGAGATCCTGTTAGGGGTAGCCGTGGTGTGCTCGCCCCTCTTCGAGGTCTTGTCTGAAGGAGTATAGAGCATGTCGGCCTGTACGTGATGGCCCTTGTTGACTATCTCGTGACCGTGAGTGAGTACGTGCTTGAGTGCCTTAGCGTATCCAGGAGCATGACCGAAGTGCTGATCTATCTCTTCAGGCGTGCGTGCTACGATGCCTCTGGCGAACCTATGCTTGTCAGATACGCCTACTCCCTTCTCATCGTGTACGATGTGGATGGATGCACCCCCATCAGTCTTCAGCGAAGCCTTGATAGGGCTAGCCTGACCCATCCTAGCCTTGTGAAACTGACTGATCAGCTCGTGACCCAGCATGTGGTGCTGCGGTGACTCGTGGGCTATGGCCTTGGCGTGCGTCAAGTGACCGAGCTGCTCGCTCTCGATCGAGGTCCCTACGCCCTTTGCTGCTTCCGTAATGTAAGATGAGAATGTTAGCATTGGTGTGTTCCTTAAAAATCTATTTATTGAATCTTGGCAAAGGGACCGGATAGGTCAGTAGTCGAGGCTGCGTAGTCGACGACGCTGGATACGAAGATGTTCTGTCCATTCTTCACTTTCGTGTTCAACAGGATGTCTATGAGCGAGCAGCCGATGTACTTTGACAAGATCCACTCTTCATTAAGCTTAGACTTATATTCTGGGTCCACGAATATCCGCTCAAAGAACTGCTTATAGCTGAGCTTGATTGGGTCTTTGGTTAGCGCTACGTACATGTCGTAGAAGTGCTTCGTGAACTCTGCGTTATGATTCTTTATCTTGCTTTTGACGTCGTTGATGTCCGGTGCTTTTACACCGAGCTTAGTACGCGCAATAGAAGCTATTTCTCCATAACCAATAGATCCTTGACTTGCATTCTTTCCTTTAATCTCACCTCTAAAAGCTGGAAAAGTACGCATCTGAAGCTGGCCGTCTACCTCGAAGAATATGAACGTGTCTTTTGAGTTGAAGAAGCCGGTCTTTCCTACGGTGTAATCCATGAACTGCACTTTTTTCTTCTTTTCGCCGATGTTGTAGAAGCTCAGGTTCCCAGTGCCTACGACCTTCTTCAAAGATATGCCGACGACGTCTTTATTCCTGAGAGCCTCATTCATCATAGCGTTAAGCTGTGTCAGGTTCTGCGCAGAGTCAAAGTCTATCTTGCTGCCGGCAGTGCTGATCATGTATATGTCTGCTGGCGACCACTTATTAATATTTGAAAAGATATTGCTATGCTGCTTGTTGAGCCTATTGAAAGTGGTTTCTAGACTTTTGACCCACTTAGAGCCTCTATGGAACTTGACTCTTTTTCCAGTCTTGAAGTTCTTTGCGATGAGCTTGGCAGAGGCCTCTGCAGACGCGATCCAGTCGTCGGGCATCGTCGTCATGTCCTTGAAGCTCTCGGTAACTTCTACAGTCTCAAATGCATTCTGTAGATTTTCTTTTGAGAATGAGTTGTAGTCGTTTCTATCCCAGAGGGCCTGTGCGTAGAGTGCATGTAGAGACTCAGCTATGGCAGTACCCTTGGCACCTAGCCCGGATCCACCTGCACCGCCGAACTCATCAGTCTTCTTAAGCTGCGTCAGCGAAATTGGTATTAGTTTGTCCGATAAAAACGTAATGTTCTTTGCAGCAGCAAGCTTTTTCTTGTCGAGAAGTATATTAGCTATTGCCTCATCATAGAGAAGCTTTACCTTGGAACCGGTTGCCAGCTCGAACGGGCTGCCGGCCTTCATCTTCTCTACTATCTTTGGGGCGCGAAATTCTCTTTTAAGCAGTTCTTTGATTGAAAGGTTTGCCATGTGGTATCTCCTATTCGACTATTTATCGAATATTCCACTCATTTCAGTGAATGTCAACTCAAAGGAGTTAC